AGCCATTGCAAAATTCATAGCCGCATTTCCTACCGCATCCACGTAGGGTGCGTACTGGTCTAGATTAGCCATAGAAAAAAGATTTTATAGAAAATCGGGGAACAGTGTGGAATCCCCTTACGAGGATTTCCACACTTATACAATATTATCAAGTATTATATATTGTATTCCCCGATTTTCTGGTTGCTACTCAGCAGACCCCGGACTAGATGCTGGCACAGAGTCAGAGGCCGACGAAGAGTCAGAGGCCGACGAAGAGTCAGAGGCCGACGAAGAGTCAGAGGCCGACGAAGAACCGGAAGTCGGAGCGAAATCAGAAGCCGGCGCAGGGTCAACAACAGCATCAAGTCCGGCCATAAGGTCACTTTCCAACTTATCAAGACGGTCTGTACGAATATCGCCGGCCGGGTCAACAAGCCAACGACCCTCCGCATCAATCTCATCAACTAGGTCTTCACCTAAATCAGCCGGAATGAAGTCCGGTACAACGCCTTCAGCGTAAAATTGGTCGATAACCTCCGCAAGAGTAAAACCCGGAGAAGTTTCAACTGCGGGCTTAACGAAAGCAGCAGGTGTAGTCTTTTGATACAATCGCATAACCTTAGAATTTAGGACGTAACCGTTTAAGGACAGTGCTGCGAACACGATGACGCAGATAGAACTGAGCGTAGAAATTCTGAGCCGTAAGAGACCGGTCAGCAAAGGGCTGGTTCCAATCAGCGGGGTCGATATAAGCTGAAGAAACCGTATTTTTTGCAGGCGACAAAGACGCATCGGGGTCGGTATTCGCACGCATATCACGCGCGAGAACCCAAGACTTCTCAGACGTGCAGAAGGTACCACGAACCTTATTTACGGCCGTCATATACTCAAGCCAAGCAGGCTGCTTACCTACAGATTGAGCAAAGGGATTTTTGTCGGCAGCAACAACAACCGAACCGTCCCAGCCTTCAGGAAATTCCGTGTTAAGGTCAGAGACAAGAACATCCTGATATCCGATACCGTTAAATTCCGGGCGAAACATATCCGAAAGTTTGGTATGGCGGACATAACGTTCTGTAAACTGATAGTAATCAACACGAGGAACAAGAGTAGCAATAGCCATAATGTAACCGGGACGGTCTACTTCGATATTAAACCGTCGAGAATCACCAAAGCCCATCGCGGACGAACCTTTGTCACCAAGATACTGGTCAGAATCGCCAATCTTAGCAGAGGTTGTAGCACGGATATCCTCGAAAAGAATATCTGAGGACGTAGCACCGCAAAAAGTAGGCATATCATCCATAATCTTAGGCGTGACACCGAAGTGAACGCGAATCCAATCCTTGAAAGTGCCATTGGTGATTACGTCATTGTTTCGAGAATTCCAGAGTTTTTTGGCCGTAACAAGCTGGTCTACCTGGAACGAATCACCGACCGTCGAAACAGTAACCGTCGTAACATTATTCTTGAAAAATGTATCGTTAAGAATTACGTTCATGCGGTCTGGCATGTAGCAAGCCTGCCATAAGCCACCCAACGGAACAGTCATGAATGGAGCCTTAAAAAGGGAATTCGCCGGAATCGAGAATAGACCCGCAATAGGTGTCTGAGCTAAGTTAGTAGAAGAGGTCATATTACCACCAGAATACGGAAGAGCCGAGTAAAGGTCATCCAGCCTGGCAAGGTCATAAAACGTAACGCGCTTATCACTAGGACCCCAGTTTGCACTCATGACATTATAAAAGGACTCCTGCCTATTAGCGTAGTAATGACGGAAAATGTCATAATACATAAGATAAGGAACCAAGTTAACCGGAAATACAGCATTCTCAGCAGAAAAACGGCCGGAATGGTAACCCATGCCCAAGAAGGCAGGAAGAGAACTAGGGTCGACCTGGTACATAGGTTTATGTACAGTAGGGTAAAAAATAGGGAAAGCGACATCAAGCAAACCAGTGGTTTGCCGAAGCATAGAGCCATTTTTCCAAAGCTTCGGAACATAGAGCGAAACACCCGCAAAAAACACGCAAATCTGAAGACGATACGAACCATAAAGGGGATTAAGAATCGCCTGTGTATTCATAAGGTGTTTAAACTCAAGTTGGTGATGGTCACCAGGGTTACACGGAATGCAACAAATAGGGTAACCAAGACCCGGAGCCATCGACGTCCGCAAATAATGCGAAAGGTCGTGATGCGCCATTTTTGGCGCCCTCTTTTTTTCTTTTGGGAAAATTGCCATAGTTAAAAAGGATAAAGGTCTAAAGTGAATTCGTCTGTATTATCGTAAGGATTGAATTCGCGTAAAGAATCCTTACGAGGTTTAGAAGTTAAAGATTTACTCTTTCCCGACCGAAGAGTAGTCGCGAGCAACTGTTCTCTATTTTGCGCAAAGGCGAGTGGTTCTGTATAGGTTTGCCTGCCAAGAACCTTTTCGAAGGGTCGCTCAGACTTGGATAGCACAACTTTAAAGTTGCGTATTTCATCATCCGTAAAAATTTTCGAGCGATAATAACGAGGCATAGCATACACAAAAGAATCAAACTTGCAACAAAAACTAAGAGGGTAATCAGCATTTCCTTTCTTGTGCCATGAGCGCCATAACTCTTGATTGCAATAGGACTGTCCGAGACCGGGAGATACGAAAATCGTTGGTTTGTGGAAACCAACGGCAGGTTTTGTAATGTATTTCGTGGCGTAAGACAACTGCTTAGCGGAACGAAGAGGTCGGGCACATATAAATCCATACCTCCAGGAGCGCTCCAAATCTTGTCTGGGGATGTTGCAATCCCAAATGAATCCATGGAAATGGAGGCGTCCACGCTCTTCACCGAGTTCTGAAACAAAGAATCGTTTGGGAGAGCGACGACCGGGAGTATAATAACGCAACCGGTCAATAAAAGCGCGCATAGCAGAAGCCATACCCGCTTTGGTTTGAAACTGTTCATAATGTTCAGGTGCAATAGTTAATGTTAAACACGTGCAAGAATCATGATTGCCAAACATATGTTCATGAAGCAGGCGGACACGCCAAGAACGGGCTTTGTCACGAAGACAACCAAGACACGTGCCACAGTCGATTAAAATTTGATAATCCTCAGGATAACCCTGCGGAGAATTATTCGCAACGCGCCACACTCGAAGGTTTTTAGCTCCAAGTGTGGTCTTAGGATTAAAATGAGGGTTGATAATCTGATGAGGGCGTAGACAGTGCGACATTACAACCGTTTACCTCCAACATCGAAGACTTGAGTATGAGGGCGAGTGGGCTTACTTTTTCCTCTTTTTCTTTTGAAACGTGACATAACAATCAGATTTAGGTACAACTTCGAAAATACGACGTATGATATCATCCACACGAATAGTTAGAATGTAATCAACAGAGCCAACGAAGGAAAATTCCTTCTGATAAGAAAAACAGAAACCATAGCCGCCAAGCGCAACTAGGGAATCGTAAGTAGCAGGACACACAATGACGCCTTCACAATAATCCAAATAGGAGGCCTTGTGAAAAATATCAAGCAACACACAAACGCCTCTTAAAGCGTCCATACAGCTTGAATTACGGAAAGTCTCGGGGAATCTCATCGCCTAGTACGAGATATGTTCAATGAATCGATCTGTTTGTATTCAACCTCGGAACCCTTCACGTAGGTATAAGAGTATCGAGTGCAACTTGAGAGTAAGATGGCGACAGCCGCAACAGCAGCCGCAACCACGATTAAGACACGAGACCATTTGGGTAAGCTCTTCAAGTAGCCTACAAGTTCGTTTAGTGTCATCTTTACACATTTAAAAAAGTTAAAAATGTTCTGATATTGAAAAATTTAATGAAAGGAACAAGCGAATTTAATATAATATTAAATCTGCTTATCTCTTTAGAGAACTAACACCACTGAGGCGGGGGACAAGCAGGACGTCAAAGAACGAAAGCTAACGCAAGTGCAAATATATAAATTTTTTACATCTGTACAAAAAAAAAACGATTATTTTACAAATTTCATCATTTTTATTAAGCACCTGGAGGGAAGTAGGGGCCGAACCTTACGTCTGAGCTACTTAGTGTCTCGCGCACGTACGCACGCGAAGCGCGCGCGCACGCGCACGGCCTACAGACAATCTCATCCGCGGGGCCCCCTAACTCCCCTCCAGACCTCCCCAGTCACCCGAAGGTGTGCTTCGCACAGATATTTATATCGGGTATTTATGGGCGCGACGGTAAACCGTCGCTTACGTGCCAGCGGACTCCGTCCGCAACCATGGCACCTTATAGAGGTGCTAAA